TATACACCAACGAAGATGTAAACAAAAATGATAGTTGGGAGTGGGAACCAGGAAAAAATAAAGATAAAGAGTCATTAGAGTGGCTTTTATAAAGTGAGGAATTATGGCAGACAAAACATTATTTGGTAGATTAAGACGATTATTTTCAACAAACGTAATTGTAAGAAATGTAGGTGGTAAGAAATTAAAAGTTGCCGATACAGACCAAGTTCAAAGACAAGTGAAATCACACCTTGTGGATAGATATACAAAACTACATAACAATTTAGATTTAGTTGGAACGGGATATTCAACCGTTCATCAAATTATGGCGGCAAGATTAGCATTGTTTAAAGATTATGAAACAATGGATTCAGACCCAATCATTTCAAGTGCATTAGACATTTATTCAGATGAATCAACAATGAAGTCTGAATATGGTAGTGTTTTAAATGTTAAGACAGAAAACAACAATATTAAAGAAATTTTAAATAATTTATTTTATGACATTATGAACATTGAGTTCACATTATGGCCTTGGGTTCGTAATATGGTTAAGTATGGAGATTTCTTTTTGTATTTAGATATTAATGAAAAATACGGAATTACAAATGTTGTTCCTTTATCACCTTATGAAATAATTCGTTCAGAGGGAGAAGAAGCAGATAATCCTTATTATACAAAATTCTATTTAGAAAGTATTGAGGGAGCACACCCATATTTTGGCCAAAGGTCAACATCAGGAAAAGGTAAGATAGAGTTTGAAAACTTCCAAATTGCACACTTTAGATTATCAAACGATAGTAATTTCTTTCCTTACGGAAAATCTATGATTGAGGGAACTCGTAAAATTTGGAAACAATTAACTTTAATGGAAGACGCTATGTTAATTCACAGAATTATGAGAGCACCTTCTAAACGAGTATTCAAGATTGATATTGGAAATATTCCACCAAGTGAAGTGGATAACTATATGCAAAGAATTATCAACAAAATGAAGAAAACACCATTTGTTGATGAAGCTTCAGGTGAATATAATCTAAAATATAATATACAAAACCTAACAGAAGACTTCTTTATGCCAGTTCGTGGTGGAGATAGTGGAACTGAAATCTCTGAATTGGGTGGTATTGATTATGATTCAACAGAAGACATTGAATATTTGAAAAACAAATTATTAGCATCATTAAGAATTCCAAAAGCATTCTTGGGATTTGATGAAAATATGGGTGGTAAAGCAACATTAGCAGCAGAAGATGTTAGATTTGCCAGAACCATAGAAAGAATACAGAGAATTATTGTGTCAGAGTTAACAAAGATAGCAGTTGTTCATTTATATGCACAAGGATATACAGATGAAGACTTGGTAAATTTTGAATTAGAATTAGCAAGTCCTTCAACAATGTATGAACAAGAGAAAGTTGAACTGTGGGGACAAAAAGTTCAATTGGCTACTGATATGACACAAGATAAAATTTTACCTACTACTTGGATTTATGACAATGTGTTCAAGTTTTCAGAAGATGAAAAGAAAGAAATTGAACGACAGATTGTTTTAGACCAAAAGAACAAATTCCGTTATTCACAAATTGAAATGGAAGGTAATGACCCAGCCGAAACAGGAGATGCAATCGGAACACCGAGCGATATGGCAGCAATTGGAACTTCAGCAGAAGAAATGCCAACACCACCAGATACCATAGCAGGCTCCATATTTGATACAGGACTTGATAGTGGCGAAGATGATAGACCAGAAGACCAACAAGGTGGAAGACCACCAGAAATGAATAAGTTTGGTAAAGAGAGTGGTGCAAGAGGCCGTGACCCATTAGGGAAACAGGCAAAGAATTCTTCCCCGAAGAATAAACGTAATCTTGCTTTAGCACACTATGACGCTATTAAGAACACAATGGGTAAAAAGTCAAAAGCTATAATTAACGAGACTAATAAAGTAGAGGAAGTAGAACAAGAATATAATGAATATAAAGAAGAAAATGGTGTAGATTAAATACACATTTCTTGAAAGTTTTATATTTATTATTGAAAAATAACAAGAAATAGTTGGAGCTCAAATGTCTTTAAATGTTAAACATAACAAGATAAAGAATACCGCTATTCTTTACGAATTACTTTCACGTCAAATAACAGTTGATGTGATAAATGATTCAAAAAAACCAAAATCAGTAAAGATTTTTAAAGAATTCTTTAATAAAAATACTGAATTGGGTAAAGAATACGAACTTTATCAAGTATTATTAGAAAAAAAATACAAAAACAACGCCCACGCAGCTACATTAGTTGAGGCCGTTATCAAAAGTAGAAGAAAGTTATCTAATCGTAGATTAAATAATGAAAAATATAATTTAATCAAAACCATAAAAGAAAATTATGATATAAAAGAATTCTTTAATACAAGAATTCCTAATTTTAAAATTATGGCTTCAATCTATAAAGTTTTTGGTGTCGAAACCGGCCGTGAAGATTTTGGGCCAGTCCAAAAAACTGATTCAGTTATCACTATAACTGAACATATTGTTCAAGCTATTACTAAAAAAGATAAGAAAGTTCAAATAGTAGAAGAATTTGAAGGAGAGGAAAAAGATTTAAGGTTATTAAGTTATCAATTGTTAGTTGATAAGTTCAATAAAAAATATAAATCTCTTAATGAAAGTCAAAAAAACTTATTGAAACAATATATCAATAATGTATCTAATACAAATTCATTAAAAGAATTCATAGACAACGAAGTGGTTAAAATTAAACGAGCTCTAACTAAATTACTTCCAACTGTAAATGATGAGATTACAAAAATAAAACTAACAGAAGCTATCAGTCATACTGATAGTGCTACAAGAGGAAAAGTCGTGCGAGATAAGCACGTGGTTGCGTTGATGAGATATTATGAACTAATTAAGGAATTAAGAGATGTCGAAACGCGAAAAAATAGTTAAGATAAAAGAATACCTTCGTCAATTAGTTATTCGTGAATTAAATGAAAACTTTATTGGTGCATTGACTGAACACGAAAGAAGTGGTGAAAATATGAAAGTATTTTCATATGAAACTCAAAACTTTGATATTTGTAAATCAGCGGGTGTTTTATTTAATAAACTAATACAACTCTTAAATGCACAATCTAAATCTAATGACGAATTTCAGGCAAATAAAACTCATATTGTAATGGCAGCTAAATATTTAGATGAATTTTTAGGTATTGAAAAACAAGTAGTTAAGCAAGATGCAAGTTCAGCTATGGATATGAAGAGAGCATTGGAACTATCAAATTTATTTAGTTTAAAAATAGGTGTTGTTGGTGGTAGAGCTAAAATAGATGTATCAAAAGAACTTGGTTTTCTACCAATGCATTTTCAACAGATTCAAAAAAGACATTATGGTTCTAAAGTTAAAGATGTAGAAGAAGTTTCTACGACTGCAACAGCAGGAATTGACGGAACAGGAACAGGACATTATGATTCACCACACGCATTCTCAAGTAAAAAGAAGAAAAAAGATAGAAGAAATCAGATAGCAAAGACTGGAACAAATTTTGAAATAGTAAATGAAGTTACTGGACAAGAATTTGTTGCGATTAACAAAATAGTAACTAATCTTAATAACATTCAAAAAAGTTATCAAAGAGCAACGGGTATTGGTGATAAAGAACTTAAAGATAGAAAGTATAATAAACATTACGAAACTATTTTAGCAGCTAAAAAATCAATGATATCACTTCTCGATATACTAAAAACCAAACAAATGTTAGGTGAAGGTCGTTATCACACTTGGAGAAATGATGAATCACTAACAGCAAAACAAAAAATTGGTAGAAGTATTCGTGAAGTTCGTAATTCATTAACTGAATTAGACAAAACTGTAAAGATGGCAGTTAAATTAAAAACAGAATTAAATATGAAGTCAGAAGACTATTGGAAAAATACACATAAAGCATTGACCAAGATTTCAGAAAGATTAGTCAAGATGGCAAACAAAGTAGGAAATTTAAAGTAATGAAACAAGTAATAGTAGATTATATACCATTTAGTTTATCACCACAACAAATACAAGAGTCTTTAAAAGAGAACAATGGTAAGTTGGTGGTAAAGGGTGTATTACAAAGAGCAGAAGCAAAAAATCAAAACGGAAGAGTATATCCAAGAGATATTTTGGTTCGTGAGTCAAAAAAGTATGACCAAAATTTTGTAAAACAAAATAGAGCACTTGGGGAATTAGACCACCCAGATTCATCAGTAGTGAATTTGGCAAATGTATCTCACAATATTACAGAAATGCACTTTGAAGGTGACAATTTATTAGGTACGGTAGAAATCCTAACTACACCAAGTGGAAACATATTAAAAGAATTATTCCAAAACGGAATTAAATTAGGTATTAGTTCAAGAGGATTGGGTAGTGTTGAAATGGTAAGAGAAGCAAATGGTGACCAAATATCAAAAGTAGGAGATGACTTTGAATTAATTGCATTTGATTTTGTATCAAATCCATCAACACACGGAGCATTTTTATATCCAATGAACGAATCAGTAGAAGCACAAACAGGAAGAACTTGTGGTGAATATTGTAAAGCAGAAGATATAATCAACCACATTATACGAGGAGAGTAATGAAAAAGTTATCACAATTATTAGAAAGCATTAATGAAGTAGATTCTTTATTAGAAATAGACTTTAAAGATAAAAAAGCATTTCAAAAATATAACGCAAAACATAAAATGCGACCTACTACAAAAGTAAACATCGCAGGTAAAGATACTACCGTTGGTGATGCAACTGGTAAAAAGTCAAAAGGTAAAGGAGCTAAAGCTTCTTCCAAAGCTCAAGCTTTTGCAGCAATAAGTAATTTGAGTGATAAGGATAAAAAAGATTTTGAATTTCATTATGAGATAGACCCAAATGATAATGATGAATTACAAAAATTTGTAAGTGGTATGGATGACTCTGAAGCTGAACAGGTGATGAAAGATTTTGGAAAAGACGGTGATATAGCACCAGAAATTGAACCACAAAAACCAAAGAAAAAGAATGTTTCATTAGACTTTCAAATGGCAAATGAAAAAGAAATTAAAAAGTTTGCAAAAGATAATAATTTAGAAGTTTCTAATATTACTACAAATCCAAACGGAGGCTTAGAAGCTGAGTTTGTTGGTGGTGAAGATAATTTGAGAAAAGCTATGACAAGTGATTTTTATGGTATGGACGATAAAGATGTTGATGATTATATGAAAGAGTTTGGTGATGATGTTGATGACTCAGATGCAAAGGGTGAAACATCAAACTTCAATGGAATTGATTATAAAGAAATGGAAGGAAAGGAACCAGGAGTTTGGGATAGACAAGCTGTAAATAACCTATCTGCATCAAATCCAGAAATTGTAAAACAATTAGGTCTTACAGGTGATAATGAAAAAGACAGTCCAATTCTTAAAAAGTTAGATTTAAAAACAATTAGTAAGATTATTGATAAGTATGGTGATGACTATGATAAAGAACGTCATCAAGATAGACTTAAAGATGACCACGGCATTGCATCCAAAGACGCCAAAAAAATGGATAAGGATATGGATAAAGCAGCGGGTGATGCAAATGAAAAAATGGCAAAAGATGAATTTACAAATTCAATAGACGGTGACGCAATGAGTGCTGGTGAGATATTTGATAAAAATAAAAAACATATACCTAAAAAGTTAAGAGATGAAGCACAAGAAGCTATATTTGCAATTATGGATGCAGAAATGGGAATGATTTCAGATGAAGAGTCTGATTGGGCAAAAGATTTTTTAAATAAGGAAATATCACAATACATTAAAGAAAGTAAAAATTCAGATTTAATGCAATTATCTAAAATCACAACAAGATATACTAATCATATAAATGAAGAGATTGCAACAAAAGCAGATTATGAAATGGATTTACATTTTGACCACCTTGAAGATGGTGATTTGAAAGGTGAAAAAAAAGAAGCACAAGATATTTTAAGAGTTGCAAAAAGTCATAGGTTAAAAGCTAAATTAAGTAGAGGTATGGGTGGAAGAGGATACTCACTTGACATAAAAGATAGTGACCCACACAATATATTAAAATTTTTAATTGACAGAAAAGCTAAAATTTTTCCACCGTCAGAGAAAAAATATGCAGCTGGTTTAATTGCTCAATGGAATGATGATGACTTTGAATACACTTCAAAAGGTAAGTTTGAGATGGTATAATGCCAGCAGTTAGTAAAAAACAACAAAAATTTATGGGTATGGTTCACGCAGTTCAATCTGGTGAATTATCCCCAAGTAAAGTAAGTAAAAAAGTAAAAGATGTTGCGAAAGATATGACGAAAAAAGACGCAGAAGATTTCGCATCAACAAAACATAAGGGATTACCGTTGAAAAAAGAACAATCATATCGTTATGGTTCAGGAGATATCGTTAAAGATGTCAATCCTACTTGCCCACACTTTGGCGCAATCGGTAAAGTTAAGAAAGTTAAACCAAATTCCGTTGTGTTTGTCGTTACTAATAACGGAAAGAATTTTAAACCAGGTCAAGAATTAGAAAAATCACACGACCAAATGAAAAAAATGAATGAAGCAACTACAACAACTGATAAATCAATCGGAACTAAAAACTACAAAGGTGTAGGTTGGTTCTGGCCAAGTGCATTATGGAAACATTACTTAAGAGATACTTCCGACAAAGGAAGAAAAGTAGTCCACGACCTTTGGTTAAAAGCAGGATTTGAAGTCGTAACTGATAAACGAGGTGTTCCACACTTTAATATTAAACCAAGTCAAAAGAACAAAGCGATGAAGATTGTTGATACAGTTGAAAAAAGAATACCAATAAAAGAATCAGTAAAAGAATCAATAAATGAGTGGGTTGAACCAGATAAATTTTCAAAAAATTTCTCAACAGCTATGGATTTGGTTATCAAACAGGCAAATAACTTAAAAGGCCCATTAGGAAGACATCCAGTTAAAAGGAATGTAAATCAATTAAAAGCAGTTAAAACTCTCTTTATGAAATTTATAGCACCAGCATTAAAAAACAAAGATAGAAGATTAGATAAAGATTTTGATTTAGCAAAAATAAAAAAAGATTTGGGAATTGGAAGATTTAGAGCAGCAATTGAATACGAAATAATGAACAGACTTGGTGATAGGAGTTATGGTGCTAATTCATTTTTTATGTTAGATGATAAAGAAAAAAAATTATTAGATAAAATAACAGGCCAATTAAGAAAGCTTGTGAATAAAATGGAAGACGCACAATTAGAAAACATCAATGAAAACAAAATATATAAGGTAGGTGATACCGTTAGTTTACTTTCTTTTGATAGAAGACATAGAGGTAAAGCAAAAGTAAAAGGAGTTACAAAATCAAGACCTAACAAATTCGGTATAAAAAATCATTACATAACCAATAAAGGAACTTTTTCAGATATGGAAGTTGAAGGAACAAAAGCATTCAAATTAAGATTTAAAGGTAATACTGAAAAACAAGTTACAAAAGCTATGCAATCACCAGGTTCAGCAATAACTCACGAATCGGTAAACGAAGACGGACACACAGATGTCGCATCAGCAAAAAGAAAAGCAATGGTTATGGTTGATGATGTAAATGACTTATTAAATAAGTTAAACGGAATGAATACAGAAGATTCATTACCAAGTTGGTTAAGTGACAAGATTACCTTATCTCAAAATTATATCAGTAAAGCAAAAGATTATTTATTAAATCCAGTTGAAGCAAAAGAATTAAAAGAAGACCAATATACACCACATAAAGAAATTGGTAAAAGAACACAAATCAATCCTAACATAGCAGATTATTGGATGAAAATATTATTTGATGAATTACCACCAAAGTTTAGAAATGTAAATGGTGTTAAAAAAGGATTAAGAGCAATACAACTAAAGTATCAAGTTACAGACCATAGTGGTGTTGTCGGTATGTATAGAATGGGTAAAAGAAAATTTATGAAAGATGTTGTAGATTCTATGAAAAGATTAAAAGAAGCAATTGATTATAAAAAAGATACACCAAAGTCTTTAAAGAAAAGTAATTTTAAACAATTAGATATACTTGTTCCAAAGGGTAGAGTTTCTTTTGTAATGAAAGCATTAAAAAAAGAAGTTCCAAGAATTAAGATAAATCACGAAGAAGTTGATTCTTATACAAAAGACGGATTAATCGTAAGTAATTTCAAGAAAGATGATATAAATAAAATTATGACAATTGCTGACCACGCAGGTAGTTTATTTGAATCAGTAAATGAAAGTTATACATTATACCACAATGGAAGACCAGTTACAGGTTTTTATACTAATGCGTTTCCAATAACTAAAGTAGTTGGAACAAGCACTCGTTCATACATATCTTATAAAAGTGAAAAAGCAATAAAAGATGATTTTAAGCGTGTTTTAAGTGATGTTTCAAAAGATGACCGATTTACTAAACAAGATGTTCAAAAATTAGAAACAATGTTCAAAAGAATGAAGATTCAAAAAAACGAATCAGTAAATGAAATGTCAACAAAATCAACAAAATTAGTTAAAGGGTTGAACAAAAAACAAAAAGATGTATTATTGACTATGATTGATATGCAAGGATTTGATAATGTAATGGCAGATTACAAACGTGATAAGAAAGCATTTAAACAAGCATTAAAAGATATGAGTGAATCAATAAATGAAGATACATATATTGGATATTATAAAAATAAAAAAGTAAAAATCAATGCTAAATCAGATAAAGAAGCTCATAAACAAATAATTTCTAAATTAAAAGTTCCAAAAAGAGATTATGATATAGCTTCAGTTCAAAATCTTACTAAAACTAAAAAAAATATCCATAAGTTTGAATCAATGAATCCATCAGCAATTAAAAAGATGAGAGATGAATTTGAAAAGACAGGTGATTTACCACCACATTTAAAAAAGTTCGCATTAGATTTAAAAATTTTGAAAAAGAAACATAAAGTTAAAAATATAGTAGTTCCAGGTTTAGAGTGGATGTCAGATATGAAAGAACAATCAGTAAATGAAGCAAAAATGTCTAAATCACAAGCAAAAGAATTACTACAACAATTAGGTGGTAACAAATTTATCGCAATGACTGGTGCAAAAAACTTAACTTTTAGTGGATTAGGATTAGTAATGAAAATTGGTAAAAATTCAAAAGGTGTAACACACGTTAGATTTAAATTATCATCAATGGATTTATACGATATAGAGTTCTTGTCAATTAGAGCTAATAAAGTAAAAATTAAATCAAAAGAAAAAGGAGTTTATGCCGACCAATTAGGTAAGATGTTCAAAAAGAACACAGGTATGAACGTAAGATTATAGGAAAACGAAATGAATAAAAAACAAATAATGGAAATGAATGATAAGTGGAAAAACTTTCGTTTACAAGAGTCAGCAAAACTATTCCAAACAGGAGCACAACACGGATTTGATTTAAGTGATTTCAAACCAGGTGGATTCAAAAGATTTTTAAAAGCATTAGGTATTCCTGCGATTGCAAAAGGTTCATTTACAGGAGTAAGTTGGTCTGATGGAAAACCTTACTATTGGAGAAACAAAGATATCGTTATCATTACAGCTAATAATCCAATTACAGGCCAATATCACGCACCCGATAGAAGAAAACCAGAAAAGAATTACGCATCATATGTGGGAATGGAAACAAAAAACCCAGAAGATATGGAAAATGTAGTTAAATTATTTAAAAAACATACATCTTATAGTAAAGGTGAATCAAAAGGAAGAAGGGATTTTATATAATGAATCTAAAAGAATTATCAAGAATTAAAACAAGATACGGAAGTGTCGGAGCAGATAGAAAATTAGTCACAGAGGCATTTTCATCAGGTAAATTAAGAGCTTTATCAAATGATTTTAGAGGATTAGATTCATCTTTCTTTATGTGGGGAACAAAACTTGGAGTTGAGTGGGATAAAATTACAGATAAAGAAATCAAAACCAATACAAAACCAATTAAAAAAGGTATAGAGATTGCATATGTTGATAAAGATGTAAAGGTGCCAACCAAAGGTAAAAAATCTTGGTATAGTGGTGATTACTTTACAATAAGTAAATTTACAGCAGTATTGGTATTACAAGACGGAAAACCAATGTGGTATACACACGGTTGGAAAAGAGTATCAAATGTTCACACCGCAACAGGTAAAAAAACTCAAAGAAGTGGTTGGGGTGGTAGACAAGTTCCAGATGTAACAGCTGGGCCAAGAACTAATTATAGTTCAAGAGATAAAACTTTCGGTATGAATCAATTGGGATACCAATCATTATCAAGTGTAATGGCAATACCAGGTATTAAATTCCATCACATCAGTTTAGAAGAAGATATGCCTTATATGGGCGCAGGTGTTAAACGACAAATGAGACAAGCAGCTCAATTTGGAGCAAGTAAATTTACAACTAATGATGAATTTAAAAGAATTAATGACCAATACTTTGATGAGTTGTTAAAACAAAGACTTAATGACCCTAAAAGATTAGCAGCAAAAGTAAAACAAGCATCTAAATATTGTCAAGAATTAATTGACGCAGCAATCGGTGGTAAAAAACCAAGTGCTAAAATACAGAAAATTATGGATACGGTATCAGGACACTCATCAAGTCAAGAAGCAGACGCATATCGTTTTGTTTCAAGTGTGGGTAGTAAATTATCTTCATTGTATAATTATTACGGATACTATATTAACGCATTAGAAAAAGCAAAAGAAGAAGAAAAGAAATACGGAAAACACGGTATTGCATTTTCTAAAAATGATGCTGAAGGATATGCAAAAGATGTTCAACAATACTATAATTATATTATGAAAAACCAATTTAGATAATAATGATTAAATTAAAAAACATATTAAACGAAACATTTGAAATGCCAGATAGTGATAAACGCAAATTAAAAGCGTCTATCAAAGCATTTAATGCCAGTAAAACCAAGTTTCATTTTGTAAA